CTCCTCGGTCGTCTCGGCCCCGGTGAGGTAATCCTTCACGGTGGCAGAGTAACCCTCGACCGGCGTGAAGCTGACGATCAGCTTCCCATTCCGGTCGAGCAGGCGGTAGCGCATGGTGGTGAGCCAGTCGAGCGGGACCAGCTCGTCGCACCAGATGATGTCGAGCTCGCCACCCTCGATCGTCGAGACATCCTGGGCGTAGTTGCGGAACCAGCACTGGGAGCCATTCGGAAGGACGAAGGCATTCTCCGAGAAGCCGTTCTTCTGGGAGTAGGAGATATTGGTGACCTGAGTCTTCTTGGCGGTCTTCCACTCCAAGGGCATGTTGTGCCAGATGTAGGGCTGCTGCATCTCGACCGAGTTTGGAGCGGTCGTCTGGAAGCACCAGGCACGGGCACGAGGCTTCTCCACCAGCGCACGCATCACCTCGCGGGCGGCCCAGGAGGATTTTCCCGAGCGGTTGCCCCCCATGACCAGCACCTCGCGGTCATGCTCCAGCACGGCGCTGGCCCGCTTCCAGTGATCGGGGACGAAGCCATGCCGGAAAGGGTCCTCGCGTTCCTTGCGGATCAGCTCTTCCCTAAGCTGGGCGGCTGCCAGCCACTGATCGGGAGGAAGTGTCGCGGGAGGAACCGGCAGGGCCGGGTGAGGAGTGGGTGTCCAGGATTTGGGCATGGGCGGAAAATGAAGAATGAAGAATGAAAAATGATGAAACGGGGGAGGGTCAGAGACTCACAGGGATGAAGGGGATGAAGGGGATGGGGTCTATTTCCGCATCAGGCGGGTGAGGATCTTCTCGATCAGGAAATGCTGGAGGTAGGTGGTGGCCTCCTCGTGCTTGCGCTTCTCGCGGACGCCGCGTGAGTTGAGGATGTCGCGGGCGGCGTGCAGGGCCTCGTGAGCCAGGACGGCGTGCATCTCGGGGGTGGACTTCCACTCGGTCAGGAAGATGACGCTGCCGATCTGCTTAGTCCGCACGCTCAGGCCGTCCGCGCCCTTCAGCTCATGGACATGCTTCGGCTTGTCGCAACCCTTGCGGTGCAACCATGCCAGGGCGCTCTTGTGATCGGCAGGCCAGACGATCCAGCATCCGTCCCGATAGATGTCAACTTCGACGCAGTGTTCGTTCATGGGTGAGGAGAAACGGTGCGGGGGGAAGGCTGAGTCGAGGGTCGGTAATTTTTCAAATGATCAAATCCCCACGCGGATGGTGAAATTCCGATAATTTCGAGGTGATATTTTAACACCTTCAGGACTTCATCATTAAGCGGCCACGTGCATGATTTCGGCTTCCATGAAAAATCTTTATGATGCTCGGCAAGCGCTTCTTGATAAATACAACACCGCTCCGTTTGCCCATGAGCTCCTGATCCGCACAAGTAATACCTTTTTGCCGGGGTGAAATCGGGAGCGCCACAAAACCTACAAAATGATTGCCTCTCTAGATTCGCTCTATCCTCTGCGCCTCTGCGTCTCTGCGCGAAAATCTGATCCCAATTCTCCCGATACTCCCGGCTGAAGCAGCTCCTCGGGCTGTCACCTTTCCCGGCGCTCATGGCTTGGCCTCCCTGATCAGCCATTGCGCCTCGCCGAGCATGTCGCTTACGCCATGCCGGTAGCCGAGCATGAAGGCGTGCTCGAAGCGCTCCATGGCGTCGATGACTCCATTCCCATCCCGGCCGAGATAGCGGATCCCCTCGGTCTTCCAGATCTGTTTCCAGAGCGGATCAGGATCGGACGGATCGGGAATAGGTGATGGGGAATGGGTGATAGGGGCCGAGAAATCCATGGGAACTGTGTCCCGATCACGCAGGATGGCCGCCCTCCTGCGCTTCTCCTCAGCCGCCTTGTAGGCATTTTCCAGTTTCGTGTCCTTCATGGCTCCTTATGCTTGATGATCTCGACAAACATCCGATCAATGGCCTCCTTGAGCGGCGTCCATTCCTCGGAGTCGATCTCGATCTGTTGCTCTTTCACGGCCGAGCTCATGCTGTTCTGAGTGACGACGAGGTATTCGCCTCCTGATTGGTCTTCGATTTCTATGGTTGTGCAGCGCTCTGAGAAAATGGATTCACTTTCTGGGAGGATGGCTATTTTCAACGTGCGGGTGATGTAGGGTTTCATTTCATCATTCATCATTCATCCTTCATCATTTTCCTTGATTCGCCACGGGAACGGATGGCCGGTCCTTTTCAGTCTCTCCAGCACCATGGAGCCCAGCGGCCACCGGCCTGCCGGGGTGACTGCCCGTGGTAAATTCAAATCCCTGATCCCGCGCCTGAACGGCCATGTCGAGGCAGTTCAGGTATCCGGCGGCATCGACGCGGTTGTCCCGCTTGGGCTTGTAAGCCTCCCGTGCCAGCTTCACGCAGACCATGAAAAGGATGGCCTCCTCTGTTGAAATATCATGGCCGGTCAGTGAGTTAAACGCGGCGCTCACCCGGCCGTAGTCATGGGAGGGATGGCCGTAGGAGTCGTTCCTGTCCTGGGTGGTGAGGTGCTCGGCCTCGCTCAGGATGGAGTTACTCGACTGGCCGGAGAGATGACCCTCCAGCTCGGCAATGCGATCCTTCAGAGAGGCGATGTAGGCGACATGAGCTGGCGTGAACGCGGGTTGTTTCTTTGATTTTTTCATAGGTCTAGTGTTTCTGTCGCTTCTCTTTGTTGTTGGTGTAGAGCTGCTCGGTAACGTTGGCGAAGCGGGTGTATTCGGCCTCGAACTTGAGGTTCACCGTTCCGACGGGGCCGTTGCGCTGCTTGGCAACGATCAGCTCGACCGAGCCGTCATCGAGGCTGTTCCCGTCGCTGTCCTTCATCCCCTTCTTCGGCCGGTGGAGCATGACGACGATGTCGGCATCTTGCTCGATCTGGCCGGATTCACGGAGGTCGGCGAGCTTCGGGGCGCTCCGCTCCTCGGCATTCCTCCCGAGCTGGGTGGCCGCAATGACAGGGACGCCGAGTTCCTTGGCGGTAGCCTTCAGGGCCATGGAGATCTCGGCCACTTCGTAGGCGCGGTTCTCCTGGGCTCGCTTGCTGGTACTCCGCATGAGCTGGAGGTAGTCCACGACGATGCACTTCACTCCGTGCTTCACGACGGCGCGGCGGGCTCGGCCCCGGAAGTCGAAGATATTCAGGCTCGGTGTCTCGTCGATGTGGAGGGGGAGGTGGCCGATCTTGCTGGCGGCGACCGGCATGCGCTGCATGTCGCTCTTGTTCATGAATCCGTCCCGGACGCGCTTCAGGTCGAGCGGCATCTCGGTGCAGATCATGCGGGAGGCGAGGTCAACTCCAGTCATTTCCAGTGAGAAGACGGCCACGGGAAAGCCAGCCTCGGCCATGGCGGTCGCCCACTGGACGGAGAGGGCGCTCTTCCCCATGCCGGGCCGTCCCGCGACGACGACCATCTGGCCGGGGCGCAGTCCGCCGGTCATGCGGTCGAAGTCGGTGGTCATGGTGGGAAGGCCGACGCATTTGCCACGGTTCTTGTAGGTGGACTCGATCCCTTCGATGGCCTCCATGACGTAGCCCTCGATGTGCTTCAGCGAGGTCTCGGCCTTGGTCCCTCCCCGGAGCTGGAGCCAGCGGGCCTCGACTTCGTTCAGCAGGACATGGGGCTCGTTCACGCTCTCGACCGCCATGCGGGCGGTCTCATTGGCGACCCTCAGGATGGCTCTCCTCATGGCCTTCTCCCGCAGGATGTCGGCGTAGGCGATGACATTCGCGGAAGTCGGGATGAAGATGGCGATCTCGGTGAGGTAGGCGGGGTTCTCCTTGATCACCGGGAGGTCGCGCAGGGCGTCGCTGATCGAGATGAGGTCGATGGGCTTGCGGTCGAGGAAGCGCTGCTTCAGGCACTCCCAGACGACCATGTGGGTGGGATCGAAGAAGTGATCCCCGGTGAGATCCCCCAGCTCCTCCATGCACTCGGGCTGAAGCATGGCGGAGCAGAGGACTCCCTTCTCGGCATCCCTGTTGTAGGGAATGCCACTGCGGGTGAGGTCGTCGCTCATGACTTCACCTCTGTAAGCTTCAGCATTGTATCAGCAACCATATCAAGGAACCCCGTGGCCTTCAGCGCCTGCAATCGCTCGCATAGGTCAACAAACTCCTTCAGTCTAGCCACTTCATCCTTGTGGTCGTGAGCAAGGAAGAACTTCCTAATATCAGACAATGGCTGAATTATTTGAGATACCTCCGTTGCGACGGCCATCCTTACAGCCCGGATGTCGGAGATGTATTGATTCGATGTCTTCTTGAAATCCTCAATATCACCCCCCATTCCAGAAAGTAGGGTGTTGACGATCTCGCGGGCGTCTTGGGCCTCTTTAACCGTGGGCTTCGATTGCTTTGGGAGCTTGTCTGCCTCGTTGCAGAGAAGCTCCATTAAGTCATCCCTGCTTATCTCTATCCCTCCATCGGAAGCAACGCGGCAACGGATTCCGTTTGATGTAAATGACCCCGACGATGGACGGGATGCCAATGTGTTTTTCTCAATCATATTTTTGTCACTTTGAATGTTTCCCCCTGAACCAGTAGGTAGTTGAACTTCTCAATTATTTCAGAAGCCATGGCTTCAGCATCTTCATCAGTGTTGCCCAAAGAGGAGATCGTCTCCACGAGCAGATCACGGTGATCTGCGCAGAGTGCGGCGATGGAGTCGCACTCATAGAAATCTAACGTTATTTCCTTCATACGAGGTTCCTGCTGGTGATGGAGACTTCGGCCTTTACGATCTTGCACGCCTTCAGGACGGCGAAGCCTCGGGCATGAGTCGGATGCTTGGCTGCCAGTCTCAGCGCCTCGGCACACGCTTCCTGATAGGTGGCGTGCTCGCGGGTGGGGTGGGCGTCGGCCTTGGTGACGCAGCCCGACCCGAGCCTGATGACCATCCA